ATGAAAAAATTCTTACTATTCGCTTTCGCGGCCGTAATGCTGGGATTCGCGGGATGCAACGACGATGAGAACAAGGACAACATACCTCCCACTTTGAGGGAATACGAAGCTCCCGTATTCATGTACGGCAAGACACGGGAGGAAGTGAAAGCTTCGGTGCCCTACGCCTACAGCGGAGCATCGGAAACCTCGCTGTATTTCGAAGGCAAGGGCATCGTTAAAGAGTACATATATATATTCGAAGACGACAAAGTATATTCCTGCGGATCGATACTTTCAGACCTGTACATCGACGACCTGCACACCTACCTCTCGCAGCTGTACATCTACCTCGAATACCGTCCGGGACAAAGAATGTACGTATATGAAAGCGAAGACAAATCGCTGAGCATCGGCCTCTATCCCCTCAACGACGGTCTGGCGGCAGTAGAATACCTGAAAAACTGACCCTCGGGATCAGCCGGGAAAACTTCCGACGGAAGCGTCCGAACTCCGCCCATAAAAGACATACTATCAAACAAGAAACAGCCGCATGAAATCATGCGGCTGTTTCTTGTTTGGTGGAGAATACGAGGCTCGAACTCGTGACCTCTTGCATGCCATGCAAATAGCCACATACAATTACATCAATATAATACTTTAATTAATAGGCATTTATAATTACATTACACAAAATGCAAATTTCAACGTAAAACATTCACAAAACACATTATGAATTTATGATATAGGAAGATATTTCGTTGTCTCAAAGATATAAAAAATTTACTCCAGCATTGTTATAAACTCCGTATTGACACGGCGCGAAAAGCACGATTGTAAAATTTGGTTGCAGAGTTTTACGCACTTCGCATATCATCATATCTACCAATCCAAAGTCTTGACAGGTCCTTACATCTATGCCGTAAATTAAATTTATTGATCAAGCGATCTGAAGTCAAGTGACCGTATAAATCAATTAATGTAAAAATCTATCATTATTTTTCTCCCCAGCCCTTGCACAATGTGCCGAAGCATCGCACCTTTGCCTCTGAACCTATGAAGATATAGGAAGCAGATCCAGACGAAATAACATGGCAAATGCAAAAAAGCTGACGATCAAACAGGAGAAGTTTTGCAACAAGTACCTCGAATACGGTAACGCTTCCGAGGCGTATCGCTTTGCATACGACTGTTCCCGAATGACAGACAAATCTATCTGGGAAAAAGCGTCGTCACTTCTTGCAGACGTCAAGGTTGCGGCAAGGGTGAAAGAACTTCAAACTCAATTATCGAAGAAAGAACTAATTACCAAAGAGGAAATCGTCCGGCTCAATCTCTCGATTATCAATGCTGACATACTTGATTTCGTCAATGCCGATATGGTTGAAGAAAATACCGAGTTCGGTATCCGGCAAGTTTCGTCCATTACATTTCAAGACCTGAAATCACTTCCTCCCGAGAAGCGACGTTTGATCCAATCCATAAAAATCGACCGATCGGGATGTCCCGTCGTAGAATTGATGGACAAGAGCAAAGCCATCGAAACCATCAATCGCATGCTCGGATATAATGCACCGGATAAAACAGAACATACAGGGAAAGACGGCAATTCCATTGAGATCAATACCACTATGGACTACTCCGGATTATCCAATGCCGACCTACTCGCAGCGCACGCCCTAATCCATAAAGCAACCAATGGTAAATCCGATAAATAAACTTATCGCAGACCAAGTTAAAATCGAATGCGAAATGTTCCGTAGGGGAATTTTCGACTTTATTACCTTGTCGGAACGAGGGCATCATGTCAAACAGGAAGAAGCGCTGTGCATCCTTACCGATAAAACCCATACGGAATTTCTATACGGCGGAGCCGCCGGAGGCGCAAAATCGTGGACAGGTTGTACTTGGTTAGTCTTTATGTCACTATGCTATCCAGGGACAAAATGGTTTATCGGGCGCGAAGAGTTAAAGCGCCTTCGAGAATCTACGCTTATCACCTTCTTCAAGGTGTGTACCCAATACGGTATAAAGCGCGACAAAGATTTCAAATATAACGGACAAGACCACTACATTCAATTTGCCAATAACAGCAGGATTGACCTGCTCGATCTGCGTTATCTCCCTTCCGATCCGCTCTATGAGCGCTATGGTTCAGTGGAATACACCGGAGGATGGATTGAGGAAGGAGGCGAAGTAAACTTTGGAGCTTACGACACACTCAAAACCCGCATCGGGCGTCATTTGAACGACAAATACGGAATCCTACGCAAACTGTTCATTTCTTGTAATCCGAAAAAGAACTGGATGCACTCAACATTCTACAAACCAGCGAAAGCTGGGACGCTCCCGGGCCACCAAATATACCTTGCCGCACTTGTACAAGACAATCCATTCATTGAAAAGGATTATATAGAAGCATTGAAATCTACCACCGATAAGGTCAAAAAGGAGCGATTGCTGAAGGGAAACTGGGACTATGACGACAATCCAAATGCCCTATGTTCCTATGATAATATTCGTGAGATATTCTATCCTAAAATTCACACCCGTACCGGCATCAAATACATCACGGCGGATATTGCCCGCTTTGGTTCCGACCGGGCGCGAATCCTCGTATGGGATGGCTGGGCGATCATCGAACAGGTGTCGTTCGACCGAAGCGCCACTACGGAAATAGCCGCCTGCATCGAATCATTGGCCGCCAAACACCGCATCCCCCGCTATCGGATCATCGCTGACGAAGACGGAGTGGGCGGCGGAGTGGTCGATATGTGCCGGATTAGCGGATTCGTCAATAACTCGCAATGTCTCAACGGAGAAAATTTCTCGAACCTCCAGACGCAATGCGGATACAAGCTGGCCAATAAGATCAACTCTTTTGCTATATCCTTCGACTGCGAACTGTCGGATGGTCAAAAAGACGAGATTACCGAAGAATTAGAACAACTCCAGACCTGGAATGTGGACAACGATCGCAAACTGTTCCTGAAACCCAAAGACGAAATCAAACAGGACATCGGACGCTCTCCCGACTGGAGGGATGCGCTACTGATGCGGGTATGGTTCGACTACAAACAAATAATTCCGCTTTCAAAAGAAGATTTAGGACTATAAAATATGACAACGATCAAACAAATCACTCAAGCCCTCTCCAATCAATTCAACGCGGTTTTGGGGCGCAAACAGAAGTTCGTCGAGCTCATACAGAACGGCGACATCTCCCGGTTGTTGAGTAAAATGACGACCTGCAACGATAAAATCACCAAAGCTCTTGCAGAATACGATCCTACGAAACACGAAGTGACTAAACGCCCGAATCGTCATCGAAAAGGCAAACCGGACATCATCACAGCTAAATTACCCATCCCATTCCAAAAAGTCATTAACCTACAAGCCACGGCTTTCCTGTTCGGCTCTCCTATCCAGTTCTCAGATATTTCAGATGTAATAGAAACCAGTATCAATGGAGAACTTAATCGAAAAAGCAAAGCAGAAGATGCCTACAGTCGTTTTCTACAAATATTAAAAGATACCCGCTTTGATTCCAATATCCGTGAGTGTAAAATGAAAGCCGGGTCAGAAACACTTTGTGCTAAACTATATCATCTTTACCTATCAACCAATGGCGAAATTCAGGTAATGGTAAAGATACTCGCAAAATCGCTCGGGGACGACATATACTACAAATTCGACGATTTCGGACGGCTAATGCTATTTATCCGCCAATTCACCATACAAGACGACGAGGGAAACGACGAGATTCATTGTGACATTTATACAGATGAAACTATCTTTCGTTGTACACAAAAGGCAATCGGGTGGGAAGTCCTCCCGGAAAAGAACTTTATCGGGAAAATCCCGGTTTTACTTTACAGACAGGAGCCAGAATGGGCAGATGTTCAAAAACTAATCGAACGTCGGGAAGATATTCAGTGCAGGGACGCTGATATGAACGATTACTTTGCCAATCCCAAAGTGGTAGGGGAAGGCATTGTGGATGGCTCCCTCAATCCCGACGATCCGGCACAAATCATCCAAACACAAAACAATGGAAAAGTCTATTATCTGACATACGATTCTGCTCCCGAAAATCGGAAACGGGAATGCGACACACTCGATTCATTCATTTATGGCATGACCTGTTCCGTAAATCCAGCATCGGATGTCATTAAGGAAATGAAAATTCCGAGCGGTGTAAGCTGGGAATATATGTTCTTTTTTCCGATGTTAAAGGCAAAAAACTACCAAGACTACTACGGAGCAATGATTGATCGGGAAATTAATGTGGTAAAAGCTGTCATCGGTGTACTTTATCCTGAATTAAAGCTCAACGGGCAGCTCGAAGCACTCAAAATCGGCTACCAGTTCTCGACACCTATGCCGGACAATGTTTCAGACACGCTCGACATTATCCAAAAATCCATTAACACCGGAACAATGAGCCAAGAAACCGCCATTTACCAAAATCCACGTATCAAAGATCCAAAAATAGAGATAGAGCGGCTGAAATCGGAAAAAGGTCATCGGATATAGATATACCAGATAATCAAAAGAAAAATTTAGAATCTTTAGCCGAAAAATAGTCAATTATCGGCGAGAATTATTCTCCTCTTTTTATCGAATTTTTCCTTAAAATAATTTGCATAATGTGCCGAACATACTGACTTTTGTCGCAGAGGCTGTGAAGTCGCAGCCCACCAGTTGCAGAACGATATAACCTTCATGTAATTGTTAGTGGGTCTGTTGGCGTCGGCTGACAGACCTTTTTTGTGCGAATATGATGATTTATTCGAAACCATATAGAACGAAAAAACATGAAAGAAAAACTTCTCGCACTACTCAAAACCAAATTTGTTGGGGTTGATAGTGCAATCCTCGACCGAATCGCAACGAATAAGGCCGAGGCTATGACGGATGAAGCCCAATTACCAGCCATCGTAGAGGGGATTGGATTTCAAGACGTGTTACAAAGCTACGGAGACTACCGTGCAGGGGATGCCACACAGACCGCAGTACGCAACTACGAGAAGAAGCATAACCTCAAAGACGGAAAGTCCGTAATCCCTGCGCCCGGGGGCGGAGAGCAGCAACTCGAACCCGGAAACAAGAATAATTCCCAGACTTTCGATCCCGAGGCATTTGAGGAACGGATAAAATCTTTTATCCAAAACACCATGAAGCCCTATACGGAGAAAATCGAGGGATTCGAAGCAGCGCAGACGCAGGCACAACGAGCTGCGACAATCCGTGAAAAGGCCCACGCGCTGGGACTTGACGATGACACGCTTTCCATCATCAAAATCGACGACAATGACGACGTAGATCAGGTTCTTTCGAAAGCGGCCAAAATGTTCGTCAAGAGTGGAATCGGGGTAACACCGCCTCTCTTCGGAGGCGGAGAAAGTGGAGATAAAATGTCTGCGGCAATGGCAGCCCGACTGGATCGCAAGAAGGCTGCCGAGGATTACAAAACTTCGGCGATCAAAGGTCTAAATTAAAAAACAATCGACATGAGTTGGCAAAACAAATTCTATGATGCCCCCGAACCCGACAAGGTGGTGTTCGAGGTCGTATTTTCCGAAAAAGAAGGTGGCGGTACCGTCGATGTAACCGAGCTCGACGGAGATCTGCCGGCCGGTTCCGTTGTGGGACTGGCAACCGGTAACATCTACAAACCGATTAAAGGTGCAACACTCGTGAAAGCCATCGGAGCTGAAGACACTAACATCGAAATCGCCAAAGGCTCCGGTTTCAAGCAAGGTGAGTTCATCGCTTTCGGTGGAAAAGCTGTCGCCATCACTGCGATCAACAGCTCAGACGCATCGAAGGATGTACTAACGACCGCAGCATTCGGCACAACCGTCGCTATCGGGGCAAAAGGTTACCAGGCAAAATCAGCGAAAGCGTCGGGTGCTGAAGCCATTTACACCCCAGCCTATCTGACGGGGAACAAGCTCGAAGGCGGTACGGTAAACAATTTCGTACGTCTTGTTAATGGAGCAAGTGTCCGTGCCGTGACGACCAATATCGCTCCCGAAATTCTCGCAAATCTCAAATCCATTAATCTCGTTTAACTATGGCAGACATGAGAAAACCCCTTTTCGACCTTTCGCAGGTCGATATGCAGGCCGAATTGAACTCGTACATGCCGGGGTCCGGTCTGGCATGGCCGACGCTGTTTCCCCTGCGTTACACCCCGACACTCGACATCAAGTCTCTTGAAGGGAACGACGGAATCCCCGTGAGTGCAGACGTGATCGCGTTCAACGCGAAGGCGCCGCAAAAAACACGCAAAACCATCGGCACTTGGAGCGGACAAGTTGCGAAAGTCGCAATTTCTCGCCAAAAAGACGAGAAACAGATCAAAGAGTATCAAATCCTCCGCAGCTATGCGCAGTCAAGCGGCAACCCCAATGTAGCACTGCAACTCGTAGATATGGTCTATGAAGACGTACAATTCTGCTACGAAGGTGTGAACTATCTCGCCGAAGACCTGGACCTTCAAGTCGGATCGAAATCTGCCATCGTGCTGAAAACCGAGAACAACAACGACGTGGTGACGCAGAACGCGCTAAACTTCAACATCCCTTCGGCACACAAAACCGGCGTGAAAAACAAGTGGAGCGCATCGTCTGACAGCGATCCGCTCGGTGACATCATCGCCGGGCAGAAAGCCATCCAGAAAGAAGGATTCAGCCGTCCCATGTACGCTATCATGGAACAAGCGGCTTTCGACAAACTGCTGATGAGCGAAAAGACCGTCAAACGGGTTTCGCCTGTCGTCCTCACTGCGACGGGCCTGGCAAGCAGCGACACGCTCACAATCGACCTCGTGAATACCTACATGCGTTCAAAAGGGTATCCGCAGATCATCGTGATCGACTCCTACGTCAAGCGGGAGGCACGCGACGGCAGTCAGACGACCTACAAGCCGTGGGCGGAGAATGTCGCCGTGCTGTCGCCGACACCGCAGCTCGGCTGGACCTGGTGGAGCGACGTCCCGCAGGTTTCGGACACCGATGCACTGCAAGCATACCGCGAGAACGTGAAGATCACGCGCTATTCGGAGCTGAACCCAATGCTCGAAGTTACTCTGGCCGAAGCGTACATCATGCCGGCACTCATCAACCGGCAATCCCTGTACTACATCAACACAGAGAATACCTCGTGGAACGAAGGTAACGCTTAAACTTATCGTCAATGAAGAATTCGGAAGTAATATCGGCACGGCTCTATCCTTATGATGTGGACGACAACCTGGTTGCAGTAGCCTGCATGGATGCAGGGTTGTCGGCAGACGGAGAGTATTCGTCAGCCAACAAGGTTTCGGTAGCGAAAGCCGCCATTGACATCCTGAAGCAGCTTATCGTTCTGGCGTCCGAAGGCAACGGCGGATATTCTATCGGCTATAATGTAGAGGAATTACGCCGCCGCATACATGCTCTCGCAAAGGATAACGGCCTAACCGATATTGCCGACGAATTCAATCTTCAACCGACCGTAAAGTTCTTATGATCCGATTTCCCTATATACTTCAACGTTGGAATCACAACACGGATGAATGGCAAACGGTGAGCCGCTGTAATGCTCGTTACGACGGCAAAGCCCGGTTCATTGAATCGCCTAACGGAAAAGTGATCGAATATACCTATGAGGTAGTTATGCCGCAGAATGTACTCCCCCTCGAAGAAAATGAGGAGGTCCGCATCCTCGATAGATGCGGCAAAAATATATTCGACCATCGTCTCGGTGCTCCTATCGGTTCCACGTTAGAAGATTCGGTGTCGTACCCAGTGCAAGGCTTCTACAAAAGCGGACAAAGGTATGAATACACGAAAATATGGCTATAAAAGGATTGCACAATGATAACCACCAACGATGCACAGGACATTTTGATTCGTGATTGCACTGATTTCGGGATTAAAACATTTCCTACCTGGGATGTTCCGGAAGGCAGAATAAAAAACGAGCGAATCGTAGTTGTAACGCCATCGGAACAATCTCCGGCGACTTACTGGGAATCCTGTTACATCTCGGTGAATCTATGTATCCCGGACATCAAGGGAATTGCAAATCGAAACCGGCTTAAAGAACTCGAACGGGCTGCAAAATCAAAATTCAAATCATGGACCTATGGGCAATATGATAATACGGCATATCACTACCGATACGAAAATATAGGTTGTGAAGAGGATAAAGACCTCGGGTGCCACTATGTCTATGTCCGGGTTCTGTTCAGAGTGTTAAACGTAAAAAAAGATTAAAAATATGGCAACTATTACAGCCGTAGGCATCAAAAACATCTGGTATGCAGACCCCGCGAAAGTCACGGGCGATCTGACAGGAACGCTGTTGGGAACCATCCTCAAAGACCCTACCACCAAGAAGGTGCCGAATGTCCATCAGGACACGTGGAGCCTCGATGAAGCCGAGTCCTCCACAACACAATACAAAAATCAGCTCACCGACGGCGTATATCGTCAGTCAAAAGAGATGGGTGAAGTCACCATGAACTTCGCCATCGGCCAATACGACTACAAAACGAAGGCGGCATTCATGGGTGGCACAGGAACGGAAACCACCTGGAAGCGGGCACGTGGCGTCACTAATATCGAGAAGTGCATGGTTGCACTTACAGAAGACGACCAATACTGCGTCTTCCCAAAGGCTTCCATCGTGGCGCGAAATGCCGAAACAGACGATGCCGTTGCTATCAGTGTCGTCGCAACAGCACTGGAGCCCGACAATACGGATGTATCGTCTGAATATTGGTTCGATGCATCTGAGGTTACGGATGCCGCTTCGATAATGAGTGTATCAAGCAAATAACAGCCTTATATCACATCGACAAAGGGGCGGGAGGCGTAAGCCCCTCGCTCCTTTTTATTTATAAGCTTTCAAGATATGGATTTCATCAGCTTCCGCATAGCCGGAAAAAGTTATAGCATATATGGTATGTCCCCGCTGACCGCCATACGCATTATGCAGGCGCGGGACATAAAAAAAGAGCTGGATAAAAGTATCGGATGCCTTAAGGCAATGACCCAAAGTGTAGCTTTAGGTATATCTGACAGCAAAAACATATTCAATATATTAAAACGCATCGTGCTCCGGCGAAAATTCCTAAAAAAAGCCTCACTCGACGAATTGTTTGACGCCTATAACAAAACTCTAAAAATGATTCCTTTGGAGGATATGGCTGGTATCAGCGCCGTTATGGAGCAGCTCTCACAATCAATCGCAAAGGATCATGAGTAAGTCCGCCAACATCGTCGCTGCATCATTGCTGAACAAACATCATGTAATAGTACGGATCGGGCGACTTAATTTCCGGTTTTACCAACCCTATATCAAGGATCTCGCACGGGCTTTCGCAGACGAACGGCTGGACCTTTCCATTGACGGGCGACAACGATATTCGCTGAAAACTATGTCAAAGCTACTATTTCACTGCCGTTGGCAACAACGACTGTTCTTATGGTACGCCGGACGCTACAGCGATTACCGACAAATCCGAATCGCAGCACAGAAAATCGCCGACATCACCACAGGAAAAGATCTGCTGGAATCAGTCAAAATCGACAAAACACGCAAGAAAACCATCACAGAAACTATTGGGAACAACTCTATTGCGGGCATCATGGCGACTATGATGAAACACCTGAACATCAGCTACCGTGACGCCTTCGAAAAAGTGAACTACCCCACTATGATGTTGATGATGATCGACAAGGTGCGATCGCTCGTGGGCGATGAAAAGAAAATAGTCAAGGGCAGCGGCAAGGAGATGGCCGCAAGAAGAAGACAAAAGAACAAATGAGCGCATTATCATTCAAAATAAACGCCGAAACCGATAAATTAAACAGTTTTATCACCTCTCTGGAGCGATTGAAACAGGTTTTGGCTACTATTCCTTCAGGAACAAAGGAGTTTGACGTTGTAAATAAGAAAATCGCTGAAATGGAGGCTCGTGTCGAGCAATCAATAAAGCGAATTACTCAAATGCAGAACGAGGCGGCAAAAACAGTCTCACAAACAGAGCCCCAATCACTATCTACCCCATCGTCAACTGCATCTACCGCAGGAGCACAGGCTGCCAATGCGGAAGCCGAAGCATGGCGCGGTTTGCTGGATGAATTGCACGCTGTAAGTCTTGCAAAGCGTGAAAATATCGAACAAATAGAACAGTTAAAAGCCGCAAACCGAGGTCTGAAAGCACAATATGATGCTTTGAATAAAGCCGAGCAGAATGGCTTCGCCTTGACGGACAAACAAATTGCCCGTCGAACATCCTTATCTTTGACTTATGAAGAAAATAAGCAAGCTATTTCACGAATGCGCCAAGAGGTTGCGAACCAAATCAAACTGGAGCAAGTCGCACATGGCTCTATAGATGAAATGTCGCAAGCCCTCGCTCGGATGCGGACCGTTTACAGATCGCTCAATGAAGGAGAACGCGGGAATACATTCGGTCAAAACCTTCTCAAAAACATTCAGGCTCTCGACACAAAGATCAAAGAACTTGACGCTTCGATGGGAGTTCATGCCCGCAATGTCGGTAATTATGCTTCCGGTTGGAATGGACTGTCGTTCTCAATCCAGCAGGTCGCTCGGGAACTACCGTCGCTGGCCATAAGCCCGCAAACCTTCTTCCTCGCCATATCCAACAACCTGCCCATTTTAGCCGATCAGCTCGCCTTAACAAGACAACGGGTGAAAGAACTCAAAGCCGAAGGCCAATCATTCACACCGGTTTGGAAGCAGGTTATTAAATCGATCATTTCTTGGCAAACGCTTCTGGTTGCCGGAATCACGGTTTTAACCCTTTACGGCAAGGAAATCACCGAATGGGTTGGCTCGCTGTTCAAGGGGAAACAGGCTTTTGATGCCGCAAAACAAGCCGCAGAGCAATTCCACGCGACAATGACTGAAGGGGCAATTTCCGCTCAAGCCGAAATTACCAAACTCGATTTGCTGTACCGGGCAGCAACAAATGTAGCTAAACCCTACAACGAACGAAAAAAAGCGGTCGAAAGATTACAGGAAATATATCCCGCCTACTTCGGAAATATGTCCGAAGAGCAAATTATGGTCGGGAATGCTATTAGCGCTTACAACAATCTACGGGATGCAATTATTGAAGCTGCACAAGCACGGGCAGCGATGGATGACATTACAGAACTTCAAGGGCAAAAAATAACTATTGAATACTTACCTGAATACCAACAATTATTCGGCACAAAGCAACAATATAACGCTATTTTAATGCGAGGACGCTTAAAAGGGCAAACAGATGAAGAATATACGGCTTTATTACAATCATACGTCAAAGCCATGGATGAAGCCCAAAAAGCCGCAGAAAAAACATTAGAAAAAAATAACAATGAGTTATATAAAAAATTCAAAGAAAGCGGAGCTAAATATCTTACAGAATATGTTGATTCATTAAATCAACAAAGTGAATATCTTCTTCACACTGCTGAAAAACTCTACACTTCATCCACTTGGGAAGAGAACAATGCCGAAGCAGAGGCAGCCCGCCGCAAAGCTGAACAAGATGCCCAAAAAGCGGCTTCACAACAGGAAAAAAATTTGAACGATCTCGCAAAAGCCATCCAAAAGCTGCGCGATGATGCTCTTCAAGCCGAGATCGATTCAATGAAGGATGGGACAGAGAAAAGGGTTGCACAAATAGAACTCGATTATCAACGGCGGGCAGAGGCGATCAACGAAGCAGAACAACGCATCATAGAGCTCCAGGGAAAACTAACCCAAAAACAAGAAGAGCTATTCGCTCAACTTCGCCAGGTAAACGACAATCGCCGCAAAAACGAGCGACATGAAGCGATCGCAGGTCCACCCATAGACACAAACTTTGCCGAATACTGGAAAAAAGAACAAGCCGACTGGGACGAATATTATATGAAATACGGCACTTTCCGTGAGAAAATGCAGGCCACCAAAGATTATTATGACCGTAAGATGGCCGAAGCGACCACTGAAGGTGCGCGAGCTGCAATCCAAGCCGAACGAGATGCGGCTTTGGCTGTATTCGAAGTGCAAGCCTCCGACTGGGCAAAGGAAATCGTAAACTTGTCAGTCAAAAATCTTGAAGAATTGCTTTCGGAAGCCGAAGCGCAATTAGCAGCCGCTGAAGCGGCTTATGACGCGCTCGCATCTTCCGGCACACAGGAAGCTGCCGGATATATTGATACGATCAACAAGCTCAAAGCGCGAATTGCCGTATTAAAATCACTACTCGGAAAAACAAAAAAAGAGGTATCCGACAGTAATTGGGCCGAAGGAGCCAGATTACTCAATGAATTATCCGCAACCGCCCGCGAAGCGGCAAATGCCTTGAGCGAATTTGATGAAGGATTAGGAAAAGCTGCGACTTTCATCGCAACAATGGCAAGTGCCGCAGGAAACCTTATCGCTACAATAGAAGGCGTAACAGACGCAGCAAGCGCAGCAGGTGCTGAAATGTCCGCATTGGAAAAAGCAAGCGTCGTTCTCACAGCCATATCCGCCGGCTTTCAATTAATACAAGGTGCATTTAGTTTATTTGGTGGTGGGGAATCTTCCTGGGAAAGAAACATCCGTTTAGCCCATGAATTTAATGAAGAGTTGCGCCTCATGAATGAACGAGTCAAGATCAACGCCGAAGAATTTTCTAATATATTCGGGAAAGATGAATATGGCGCTTTTATACAAAATATAGAGGTAGCGCGTAAAGCCCTTAAAGATTATGAAGAATCACTGGAGGAAATTAAAAAGCGAGGTGAAGAAAAAAACGGATTTCCAGGTGAGGGTACAATTAGTTATACAGGTCTATCCCAGTTATATAAATATGAAAAAGAATGGGAATCAGCCGCAGAATCCATTGCGAATATGCAAGTACAAACACGCCACTCGACTTGGTTCCGATCTGCCAAATACGCATCTTTGGGAGATTTGATCCCTGAACTATTCGACGAAAACGGCTCGTTAAATATGGAGGCACTGAAAAAATTCGCAGAGGAAGGAGGCGCCACATTCCAACATTTATCCGGGGAAAATCAGGAGATGATACAAAACTTGGTTGCAAACTGGGATACCTATCAAGAGGCTTTGGAAGCATCTAATAACTACCTCTCTGATTTATTCAACAATTTAGGCAATACTTTGGCTGATGCCCTTGTCGATGCCTGGGAAAGTGGCGCGGATGCGGCAGATGCTTTCGGGGAGGCTGCAGGGGATATGTTGAAACAATTAGCCAAAGATATTATATATACTGCAACAATAGCCCCAGCTATTGAAAAAGCTAAAGAACAGATAAAATCAATCAATGAAAATGAATCCCTATCGGACGAAGAACGCTTTGGGGCAATAACAGAAACAATCAATACGATTCTTGATGATGTAATCGCCCAGCAAGCCATAGGTGAAGAGTTGTGGGAAACATTAAAAAAACTTGCTGCCGAAAAAGGATTAGATTGGGAAGAGAGTGTTTCAACTCAATCGGCTACATCACGAGGATTTCAAGCTATGTCGCAAGATACCGGGAGTGAGCTTAATGGACGTTTCACGGACATTCAAGGAAAAGTTACCGACATCCGAGGATATGTTATGACCGAAACACAGTCTATTATCGGACTTATATCGTCTATAACAAGCATTCAGATTGCTGTTATCCGAAATGTGCAGATCAATAATGAACTGTTGCAATACGCCGTAAAAACCTATCTTGAAGTCGCTGAAATCAATGCTACAACCCAAGCAATGAACGATACATTAACCTATATAAGGGAGGACATAACGGCAATAAAACGGAATACGGCAAATATATAGCGAAGAAACTCACAGAATGAGATAAGGGGCTATAAAGCCCCTTTCTGATTATCGATTTTTTGTACACCCTCGACATCGAACGATCTCCACAAGAAGTTTGTCGCCATCCAAGACGATCATTCCGTTTCTCCGATTGCCCGATCCCGGCTGGTGGCAATCACACGCCGATATGATCCGCAGGCAACGGAATCCGGCCGTTTCAAAGGCTTTGCCGATCATCGTTATTTCCGACTTTTTATTTACATATATCCTGTTCATAATGTGCAAATTTTAGTTGTTAATCTCACGTTCTGAATTAACCGCTGTATCGAATATCATAAACTCACCGTCAATCGCCCACTCTCGAATTTTGTAGCATCCCTTCGGCAGGTAGGCTGCGTGATGAATAGCTTCGGCTTCGCTGGGGAATAACCCCAGCCGATAGCCGTCCGAAGACAATTCGTAAATCATAGCTAACAAAGTTTGGAGTTCGACTTATTCATAAATTGCGCGTATTGCGATTCTTTTCTGGCCGACAGCATCCGTTCAAGCTGTTCATTTCGCGCTTGGCTCTGTTGTTCTGTGAGGCGAATCCACTTATCAAAAAGGGCATCGTAACTTTTTTGCAGGCTCATATATGCCTCGGTGCATTCTATGACTGCCTTCTGGGATTCTTCTACTGCCGCTTCAGCCGCCCGGAGGCGATCCTCAAGATCGGAAATCGTTGTATTAGCTATTGAGCCTCTCATAACGACACCTCCTTTCCGATCAAGGAGTGAAGAAACTGGCGGCCGCTCTCGGTAATTACCGTAGTCATGCTGGTTCCGATGGTATTGTCCGACTTAACGAATTTGGCCGTGCGGGTATCGAAATAGCCCTTGTCGGCGACCTTGGCTGTAGGTTGCCATTGTCCGCTCTGACGGTAGAGCATCTTCTTCTCCATGAGTATGCGGGTCAAGGCGTGGACGCTACGTAATCCTAAATCGTGGGCGATTTGAGTTAAAGTATAAGTCGAGGTGGATTGTAATACCTCGTCGGTGTACTGGGCTTTCGGGGTAAGTGTCTTGATTGCCTCTTCCTGCTTCTCGATTGTACCCTGCGCGATTTGCAATTGCTGTTCGGCTAATTTAAGGCGGTTGTGCAGAATCTCCTGCGAGCGGGCGAGAATGTAATCGTCGTTTTTGAGCATCGCCTCGCGTTTGTTGAATTCAGCAATGAACATTTCTTTGAATTGCCCCGCCTTTGCGCCCGTGTAACCCATCACAAGGAACGAGAAGCCATCTTTGGTCATTTCATAGGCTTTCTGAATACGACCGCGAGTGTCGGTGTACTCAATGACGCCAAAATTGGCGACATTAAAATTTGTTGAACAAGAGAGGCTTTCAATGTCTCTTACGACCTTTGCGTGCTCCTTGCCGAACACCTGCGAAACAATTAAAGAGGTGGTTACATCACGACCATTACCTCCTTGAATGACTAACGCATTCATAACATTTGAATTTTAGCAATAAAAAACTGCGCTACGTGTTGCTAAAGCTCCAAATGCGAGGCTTTCGGGGCGTTTCCGCTTACCGACACGGCGCAGTAAATTTCTTTACTTATACTATGTATGGGTACAAAAATAGCCGAACAAGTCGGCGGCATCTGTACCGCATTTGGAATTTTAGCATTACAAATATACGCAATCTTTTCTAATTCGCAAAAAACTCGGTAAAGAATTTGCTTTGTAACTAAAAAATAGTTACATTTGTATTGTAAATAAATAACAATGGGAACAAAAGAAAAACTGATACAACGTTTTATTTCACAGCCAAAGGATTTTACCTGGGATGAGCTTGTTAGGTTATTTGGCATATTCGGGTATGAAATAGGCAACAAGGGAAAGACAAGCGGCTCACGTGTGATTTTTGTTAAAGGGGAAAGTTCTTATACGGCACACAAGCCTCACCCTGACAGCATAATCAAAGGTTATGTCATAAAACAAGTATTAGAGTTCCTAAAAAATAATGAATTGATATGAATACGATGAATTATAAAGGCTACATAGGTAGCATCGAGGTTAGCGAAGAAGACAACCGTCTTTTTGGAAAGGTGCTTGCCTTGCCACACGATACGATGATTACTTACGAAGGAGAAACCATAGCGGAGCTTCGAGAGGATTTTCACGGTGCGGTAGATGATTATTTGGAACATTGTAAAACGATGGGCATAGAGCCCCGGAAAAGTTATTCCGGGACTTTGAATGTGCGCATATCTCCTGAAACCCACAGAAAAATAGCCATACTTGCCAAACAAGCGGGGATTTCCATAAATGCATTCATCAAAGCTGCGGTAGAAAAACAGATTGCGACAATGCTGTAAATTGAGTACTATTATAGATAGAATGAAACACCCTGACCTTTTATGTAGTCTCAGGGTGTTTCATTTGATGTAAGAAACATTTGAGGAGAATAGTGCTTACTAAATATCATCAAGTGCTTCTTCTTTTTTCTCCATTGTATCAATAAGAGAATTTTTACTATCGTTGTAAAATATAAAAATTTCTGCGGATTCATTCACCATGATCGCTATCTCTCCAGATTCAACTTCAAAACGAGTCATATAGTTACAGTAGCCAGCTTTTAATGCACTCATCTCCAATCCATCACCCTCCTTGAAGGGAGATGAGAAAAAGTGATGATCGTCCTTTGGCTTACCATATTTTTCAATGTACAACCGCTTTAATTTATTGAAATCAAATCGAATATCACTCCAATTATAATATTCGGGTGTACTTATTCCAATTGCATAAACTTTTTTCGATTTAGGGGTTGTAAGTATGGCTATATTACAATTTTTACCGGCAAAATCACCTTCCAACAAAACAGAATCATGTTTGTTGTATTTACACTGATATCCCTTTTGTTCTAAAGCAATCCGAACATCATTTGCACTTCCATCAATAGGGATTCCCTGAAAACAGAGATGGCCTTCTTGTGATTTAGCACTTACGGCTCCAAGAATCATTACAAAAAGGAGTAAAAAATTTTTCATAGCACAATAAATTATTGATTACATATTGCAAAAGTACAAAATTCCCCCCCCCCCGCAAAATTTTGAAAGAAATTTTTGTTCAATGTGCCAATAATAGTGTATTTTGCACTATATGAAAATAGAGAAAGACATAGCCGATTTGGACTCATTCATCAAAGGAATCGAACCCGAAGTAGTGGGATTCCTCGACGAGCGAGCACATCAGGCCGTTGCTCTCCAACAGGCAAAATCCGATTATCAAAATCATACATGGAACCTTCGGAGCGCGGTCGGATATGTCGTAACTTATAACGGGAAAGAGAAAAAACGATTCATAGGAGATCAAAACCACCCTGACCCGCGAGCTGCCGAAGCCACAAACAAACTGCTGAACGAAGAAAATAAAGCAGGGACCGGTATTATTTTCGGAGATGGAATGTTCTACGCCTCCTTCGTGAGTTCGAAAGGATATGATGTCATAGATACAGCAGAATTATATTTAGCCAAAGCCTTAAACGATAAAAAATGATCGGAGATTTATTGATAAACGGATCGGACGCCTACGCGAAAGGGATTGCGATGGGCGACGATTTTCTGGGAAATATACTATCCCCCTCTTCATTGAAAAGTTTTGTCGAGAATGACGATCCGACAAAAAACGGTAAAGAGGTTATTTATCCTCAAACACCGAAGTTGGCATCACGGGATTTGACATTAACTTTCACAATATTTGGTAATACTACGACAGAACACCTTACCAATTACAAAAATTTCATCGCTCTATTGCAAAAAGGAGAAATTTCCCTGTCCATACCGGCATTAGGAACGGAAGTGTATCATTTGACCTACGTCGGCGATTCAGGCAGCTACATGATAGAAGCCGATCGCCTGGCATCGAGATTAACAGTGAAATTTAACGAACCCAACCCCGCAGATCGGGCAGCACGCGAATAGGAAAGGACGGGAATCTATCCCAGCCTTTTACTCGCTTCTGCTATTCATCGTAAAATGATGCGTTAGCCCCTCCCCATCCTTATCAAATCAATTGCAGTTCTTCTCCAATCTTACGAATTTCGCTCTTTATCATTTCCATACGTTAGGACAATAAACGTGTATTCGGCTACGTTTTCATAGTGCAACTAAAAAGTTGGCAAAAAATTTGCACCTCGAAAAAACGTGTATTATATTTGCATCATATAATGAAATATAGACGTACGGGTCTATCCGTAACCACGAATATCGAACATAAAGGATACAATAAGACCGTCATAATATTACATGGCGGTCTTTTTATTTATTGACAATATAAAAAACTTACGTTTATGAAAAAATTTCATTCGGCTCTTTTTGACTTTTGTTGGTTCCCTAATTATGACGCATCTATTGAATATCTTGCGAATAATATAGCAGATCCGGAACCATGGGATTTCTCAGATGCTACGCAAGCCAAATATTCCATTTTGAAAAGTTATATCGAACATACTTTCCGCAAAATTAAATCTGAAAATAAAATATCCTTTTCTTCTGATAACAATTTTGCATGTTTCAATACTGGACTTGTAACTGCAAATTTGGAAAGCATATTTGCTCTTGCTGAACGCAACAATAGGCCAGATGTAGCCGAGAAAGGTTTATCGCCTTATGTTTTCAAGGCATTTGTCAGGGAAAGCGATATTCAGCTAATTAGCAAATTCGGCGATAATATTCCGGACATTGCTGATTTTTTCCAGAAACCCGAGGATTTGATTTTCAATCCTCAATGCAGGGTAGTCCCTCAAATCGACCATATCATTGCGGACAACATGGACAGATTTCCTGCACACATGCAAGGGCTGAGTTCAGACGAAATGCGCAGAAGACTCGTTGGCGCGATTAATGAAGCCCAAAAAAAAGCAAGGTCAAATTACAAAATAGCTGTCCCCCAGTATTACGAAGGGAAAATACAACTTCTGTTGCCCTTATGCCTTACCCCTGGATCACCCAATCCGGATTTAGCTTTAGCCACGCATAAAATAGGGAATAATACCTATACAGCGCGCACATGCTTAACATTGAAGATGGCATATAACAACGCTCGTCTAATCGTTAAGCCGCAAAGTTCATGGCTTAAACCTTAAAATACGGATGGAAGCAACCCCCTCTTGCCCCGGTCAAAAGACCGGGGCGTTTTTCTGTATTTTTTCTTAAAATTACTTGCATAATGTGCCGAAACCCCACACTTTTGTATCGACCCTGTGATGGCACAGGATACATATATCGACGAAATGACAATATACAACCTTCCGGTAAAGCGATATACGATGCGCCCGTAACAACGAGTGCCATTATCAAATACGCACTTATGGGGGATTATTACATCGAACTCCCCTTTAGTTTGCTTACCCCGCTGGATTTCCCCCTCGGATCATACATCACCTACAAAGGCCGCAAATTCGAAATCATGTCGGAGGTTTATCCGGATTTCGACAACAAAACCGGCGGCTACAAATACACGCTTCAGTTCCAGGCGCAGCAAAACCACATGAAAAATTTCATCTGCTTCTGGCTGGGAGGCGATAATCCTGAAGCTGTATTCCACAACACGACAGACTTGGCATCCTTCGGGGCGCTCATCGTCGCCAACATGAACAAGGCACTGGGAGGAAACAACTGGCAGATGGGAAGTGTAAATGTCGAACATCCGGAAACCAACAAGCTCGTATCGTTCAATGGCGATACCTGTTGGGATGCCTTATCATCCATTGCCGAGACTTTCGATGTCGAATGGTGGACCGAGGAGAACGGCAGTATCGTAACCCTGCATTTCGGAAAACTGAACTTCGGAACGCCGGAAACATTCAAACGCGGAGAAGTCGTCAAAAGCATCCCGGCCAAGAAAGGGGACGATTCCGAATACGGGACCCGTTTCTATGTATTCGGCTCCACGCGCAACCTGACGAAAGAATACGGACAATCCGAACAGGGCGGCGTAACGAACCACGTTTCCGAAGTCCGGTTACGGCTTCCGGATGGGCAGCAATACATAGACGCACGTCCCGGACTTACAAAAAACGAAATCAAGGAAGTCGTAGTGTTTTTCGACGACATCTACCCGAAGAACACGGAAACCGTCACTTCGGTAGAAACTATCGATCGGACAATCATTGAAGGGCAGACCGACAAGGCATACGTCATGGTATGCAACGACACGCCATTTCTACCTTCAGACGTAATCGAAGGAGAAACGCTGGGGGCACATTTTACGAGCGGCGATTTGATCGGCTGGGATTTCGAACTCGCCCTTATCGACGACAATGGCGACAATATCGACCCCGCGACCTGGAAACCCGAAGACGGATTCAACAAGAAATTTGAAATCATCGCCCAAGTCGAAACGTCCGGCGAAAGTCAGCAGATTATACCGAATGAAAACATGCGTCCTCGTGGAAAAGATGATGACCGAGGGCCTGACACTTTCGTACTCACAGGCGTCAAACTCCCCCAGCAACGCATAGACGAAGCAGAACAAGAACTTCTTGAGGTCGGCACTTCCTATGCTGCCAAACATAGCAGCGACACGACAGTCTATGACTGTGAAACGAATCCCGTGTATTGTACACACAACGAAAAAAACTACGAAGCAGGACAGGCTGTACGATTAATGGGTCCTCAATTCGGTATAGACGGTCGTCTTTCCCGGATTCAAGGTTATGAAAAAAAACTATACAACGAGTACATCGCAACCTATACGATAGGCGACAATACTCCTTATTCCCGCCTGGGCAGTATTGAATCGGACGTGAAAGCATCGCTCTATTCCCAACGTATAGGCATTGCGGAGAATGGAGCGGCTATATATCTAATCACCCGATACGATAATACTTTCCCGACCGATACAAATGCTTATTCTGCACGAAGGGCAATATGGGAGTTTGCCAACAAGCAGGCACCCGATACGTTCAAAGGTAGAATGACTTTCAACGCAGGGGCACAATTTGGACCATCATATGCCTCCGGTATTACCGGAGTGGGCGGGTTTATAAGTGAAAAAGGCGCCGGCGAGTTGGAGAGCCTCTTCATCCGTCGTTTTCTGGAGGTTCCGGAGCTTCGGTACAACCGTGTGGGCATCAGCGTCGGGGACGACTGGAGCGCTCCGGGCGCCGGGGTGATCGAGAGCGTGGACAAGGAGCAGAAGCTCGTAACGCTCAAACTCGAAGAGGGAGAGATCGGCGCCGTAGCTGTCGGGGATATCTGCATGGGTATCTTCCACGACTTCGACCCGTCGAACAATGCGACGGCAGATTCCGACGACGGCCGGGGCAACTTCTCTTTCGCAGGCTTCGCAACGGTCTATTTCCGTATCACGGAGGTCCTGGGCGACCGCAACGAGCGGTTCCGCTACGAGCTGCGCCCCCTGTCGGCCACCTTTACCAAGCAGATCGATCCGATGGAATCGATGACCTTCGTAGCCTACGGATCGTTCACGAATCCCGCCCGGCAGAGCTCGCGCTACTCGACGCGCACCTACCAGCGTTATCTCCGCAATGTCAGCGACTGGGAGTTTACGGCCGAGAATATCGCCGCACAGTTCGGTGACCTTACGAACCTCTCCGTCTTCGGGATCCAAATGTCGGGCTATTCGGCCTATCTGGATAATATCTACCTGCAAGGTATGATCAGCAGCCTGGACAAGAAGGCGCTGCTGGACACCCGGAGCAAGCTGTTCCGGCTTGTCGGCGACAACGGCGTCGGCGTGGCATTCACCCCGGAGGCAGGCTGGAAGCAAGGCAAGCTCTACGACCCCGCGACGGGACAGTTCCAGAAGGAGTTCGACATCGAACAGATCGATCAGACGGCCACCGAAGCCCAGGCCACTGCCAATTCCGCCGATCGCAAAGCTCAGCAGGCTAAGGATTACATCGATAACACGCTGCCCGGCGAATTGTCCGAGATCAACAAACGGCTGGACGGTGTCGTGGAAAACTGGTTCTATCCCTATACCCCCTCGCTTTACAATGAACCGGCCCAAACATGGATAGCGGACGGCGAGCAGGAAAACCATATCGGCGACACGTTCACCAATACGCTGCCCGCGAATTTCGACCCGACGGACGCAGGCTGTTGGGAGCAGGGAAGCATCGTTGCACCCTATATCGACGGCATTAAGACCTGGGATCAGATCAAAATCGCCGACAGCACCCGCATCCGGCTCAAAACTCCGGTCGGAGGAATACCCAAAGGCGCCGTATTGTCGGTGGGTGAAGGCTATACGATGGGTTACAATCCGATAGCGTCATCCGGAGCGGTTATAGCAAGTTACGTATGGAGCCAGAGCTATACCGTCGGAAGCGACAATCCCTACATAGCTTTTGTCATCCGCAAAACCGATAATGCCAAAATCACTCCGGCGGAATACCCGCAGATTCACTTCACCATATCGAGCGACGAGACGACGAACCCCGATGCGGGCAAATCGTGGCGGTGGGTAAAAGAAGAGGACGGAACCTATAAATGGACGCCGATCGCCGACAGCGATGCGGTAAAGGCCCTGCAAGAGGCGGCGCGGGCGCAGGACACGGCTGATGCCAAACGTCGTGTATTCGTCGTAACACCGACTACACCTTACGATGTGGGTGACATCTGGACGCAGGGCGAAGGTGGTGACATCATGCGCTGTATCGAATCCCGTGCAACGGGCAATTTCGAGAGCTCGGATTGGGACAAAGCATCCAAATACACCGATGATACGGCAGCCAACGAAGCCAAAGACGAGATTGCGAATCTTCAGTTCGGCGCCCGCAACTATATCGCTAAACAATTTATCCGGGAATGGAACAGTGTCAAAGAGGGCGTTACGGATGTCGTAACTTCGGGGGCGGACGCGGACGGAGCATATTTGTATGTCAATTGGAGCAAACTTATACAAGCCGGGCTTGCCGCAACCAACGCCTCCCAGGTTTCGACGGTCCCCGACTGTTTCGGCGGCCAGATAAAATACAAGCCGAATACTCCGTACGTCTTCAAAGCCCGAATCAAGCAGGGTGCCGAAATTACGTTCCGTATCGTATACGAAGACGGCACCAAAGAAGTGCTTTCCGCTCCTCCGGCGGGAACGGAAGGAGTATATGAAGTGGTCCACACCATCGATGCTTCGCGTGTGGTACAGAAGATATACATGTATGTCGGCAAAGGTGTTTCCATGTATCTCTACGACATTCAGCTTACGGAAGGCAACAAGGCCCCCACGGGGTATATCACGGCCGAAGAGGATGTGCAGGCGCAGATCGAACAGGTGAAGTTGGATGTGGACTACATTGCCTCGGATTCGAGCCTGACACCCTCCGATAAACAACAGGTGGCCAACGAATGGGTACGCATACAGAACGAATACTGGAGCATCATGGCGAATGCCGAAAAGTATGATGTCCCCACGGATTCATTTACGGTCTATTTCCAGGCACTCGAAGATTATCTCACGCCCCTGCTGGCCGATATGAGTACGACATCCGAGATAACCGGCACCGAGTTCAGAAAAGTATTCTCCGATTATTATGAAATAAGCAGCAACATGTCGGACTTGATCGACGACGCGATAGACGAATCCATCAAATCGACAGAGTACCTCAAGAAGGCTATGGAAGACGGAAGTACCGAGGTGAAAGGCGGTCTGATAATGACCAATGTGATGTTGCTGAAAAATGCTGAAGGCGACGTGACGGCCGGCGTGAGCGGCTTGCAGGAAGACGATGTGCCCTTCTGGTCGGGAGCCGACTACACAAACCGGAAAAAAGCCGTGTTCAGAGTACACGCCGACGGGGAAGTACACGCAACCAAAGGAACCGTCGGAATCCTGCAGGTCAAAAACAATTCCGTAGAGGTGAGCGATGCGACCGCAAGCGGAAACAAGATCATACTCACTACTAACAACATAAACAGCGTAAGCCAGGTTTTGGGCTCTTCCGAAGTCCCGTCGAGCCAAACGACGGAAAGTATAGCGGTCATAACCTCTCAAACGAAGCCTTTCGCCTCGGATTCCAGAAACTCAAGTCAATTCAAATGCGGAGCGGAGGTGCAGATGTCGGCACAAGTCAAGGGGACGATCCGGGGCGGAGGAAGCGTGAAGATCGAAATTATTAACCGGACAGCCGATACTACCGACACGATATTCCGGCAATCTTCCGCATATGACGACACGGGATCGATACAGATCAACAAGAACATTAGGTATCGTTTTACGACCCCGGCATACTACTACATAAAAGTAACAGTGGAAGCATCCTATCCCGGAGGACTCGGAAACGCGGCATCCGCAGCTGTCGAGGCTATTACTTTTTCTTTCGTGACCGATGTCCGCAAGAACCTGATCGCTCCCAACGGAGTAGCCGTCGTGAAAGGATCCAGCAACTATGCGATCTTCACCGGAGATATTTTCGAGGTCAGGATCGGAAATGGAGGGTTACGCATCCAAAACGGGAAAGTCTATAAGACCAACAGCAGAACAGGTGGCTGGACCGAGATATAATAATTATGGACAAAATATTTAATAAAACGAAAAAGGTGTTGGAAGGTATTGCTACAAAGCTGTCCGAAGCGCTTATGACCGTGCAAGGATGGCTTATAGGACTATTGATCGTCATCGTGAATTTCTTCGCTGGGTACCAGCTCGTACTTTATGGGGTGCTTATTGCCGTAGCCTTCGACGCTTTGTTTGGAATATGCGTTGCTCGAAAGCGCGGAGAATTTATCCTGTCAGAACTCCTGCGGGCTACGATATTCAAGCTGGCAGTTTACTTCAATCTGATCGTAGTATTCGTTTTCATCGATAAATTCGTTACGACAGGAGGTATCGAAACGAAGATTACGACCGTGATCCTGGGTTCTGCCATTTGCCTGGCAGAAGCATGGTCGAGCTGTGGCAACGCTTTAATCATCAATCCGAACTTTCCATTCTTACGTCTGTTTCGAAAAGCATTGACCGGAGAAATAGCCCGCAAACTCAATGTAAATCCTGAAGATGTAGAAAACATATTAAACAGCACAAAAAAATGACCAGAGGACTTCGTAACAACAATCCCGGGAATATCCGCAAGGATGGAACCCATTGGAAGGGAGAGGTGGAACCTTCCCGCGACGCTGCATTCAAGCAGTTCGAATCTATGGCGTGGGGATACCGCGCGATGTTCAAATGCCTGAACACTTACAGCCGAAAATACGGGCTCGACACCATTCGGAAGATGATTTCACGCTGGGCACCCCCGAGCGAGAACGACACGGATGCATATATCCGTACGGTATCCGAATTGTCCGGCGTCCCGGAAAACGGATGGATCACGGCAACCAACCGCGATGTGATGATCCCGATAGTCGCAGCTATGTCGCGCGTAGAAAATGGCGTTGATGCCTGCATGACGGACGTGATGGCCGGCTGGGATCTGTTCATCAACGGTTGATAGCTCGTACTCATTATGGTACTGCGGAAAATAATCCTGATTCTCCTTCTGACCGGCTTGTTCTTTGTCGGATGGTGGCTCGGCAGGCGATCCGTCGATGTCCGTATCATCGAGCATACTCGAATCGATACGGCCTACTTCGAAAGACCGCAACCGCATAAAATACTGTCCTCGGCTATTTCGGTAGAGGTGCCGAAATGGTTGTTCGCCCCAGCGGATACCACCTTTACCACCGTAACAATAAATCCCAACCGGGACAGTGTGCCGGTACAGCTGCCATTCGAACGCCGGGAATATCGCGACAGCAGCTACTTCGCCATAGTGAGCGGAATAGCCCTGGGCGACTGCCACCCTACCCTTGAACACATCGAAACATACGGACGTACTATCACGCAGCAGAAAATAATCCGAACGCCCTACCGATGGCAACTCGGGCCTGCCGCAGGCGTCTATTACGTTAATCGCACGGGTGGCGTATGGATCGGAGGGCAACTTCACAGAAACATCGGAAGGTTCAATATCACGGCATCCCTCGGCTGGGACCCACGCGATAACGGCCCCTATGTTCAAGGAAGCATAAGTATGGATTTATGGCGGAAATAACTTTTTAACGAATTATAATTATGGAAACAATTAAAAAAATCGGACTGCTTTTCCTTGCCTTCTTCTCATTCGTTTGTATTGTGGGTGGGATAGGAACACTCTACTATTGCCAGGTCGAAAGCAGCAACTTGTTCGCAACCGGGTTGATTCCCGTCGGGGCAATCTACTTCTACCTGCTTTGGCCGACATTGAAAAAGTATCTGTTCTAACAGCTTTCGCCCGTCAGGGGTGGGCGTAAAAAAAGCCCCTGCCTTTATTAGCGTCTCTCTTACCTTCCGCTAATAATAAAGGTGCCAACACACCACGACAGGGGCTGTAAAGCCTTTGCAAGTGTGTTGGCACTTATTTTTATTTGGTAAGAGAGTGAACAAAGGTAAGAGAAATATCCTATATGTGCAAATCTGAACTTTACCGACAAATTCTCGGCACGGTATCGCAAGAAACGGAGATTTCGGAAGAGCGAATACTATCCAAAGCCAAAAACGCCGAGATCGTGGATGCCAGGTATTTACTGGTCTATTTCCTCTGGAGGCAGGGATTTCACGCCCCGGTCATATCCTCGCTGATGAACTTCTCACGACGGCCCATAGAGAAGATGATTTCCCAATTCGATCTTCGTCGCAAACAAAGCGGTAAAATGTTCGAAATGCTCCTCGTCCGTATTGCGTCCAAACTCCGTCCCACCTGCGACTGATACGATTGATTCTCCCATCGTTCATGTCGATTTTTGCATTGTGAGCTCAACGGCAGCGTCCGCCGAACGGACGCAACAATGTAAAAGTCTAAAACAATGAACGAAAAAACTTTAGTGTTCGACAACGGTGGCGCAATGGACGGCAACCTCGTGGCCGCGTTGATGAACGGAAACAACCGCAATAACGGCTACGGCAATGGCTACGGCTGGGAGTGGATGTGGATGATCCTGCTCTGGGCTCTCTGGGGCGGCAACGGATGGGGTGGCTTCGGCGGTCGCGGAAACGGACTCTCGAATCTTCCCGCCGAGCTGAACGGCGACGCAGGGCGTCAGCTGCTGATGAATGCCATTCAGGGAAACGGCACCGCCATCAACCAGCTCGCATCTTCGCTCAACTGTTCCGTACAGCAGATTCAGACCGCTCTGTGCAACATCCAGGCACAGTCGGGCCTCTCGGCGCAGCAGATCATCAATGCCGTGCAGTCCGGCAACGCACAGGTGCTTTCGCAGATGGCCTCCTGCTGCTGCGATGTCCGCACCGCCATCGAGCGCCAGGGCTACGAAAGCCAGCTCGCAACGCTCAATCAGACCAACACCCTGACGAGCAACGCCAACACGCAGTTCAATGCCCTCGGCTCGAAGATCGATGCCCAGACGCAGGTCATCAACGACCGTTTCTGTGCCCTCGAGATGCGTGAGATGCAGAACAAACTCGACGCCGAGCGTGCCAAGAGCGCGGCATTGGCCGGGCAGCTCTCCCAAGAACATCAGACGGCGACGATCATGCAGTCGCAGGCCCAGGCCGTAGCGCCCATCAACGCTGCGATCGGCGATCTGAGCAACCGGCTGGCAAAGATCGAGTGCGGCCTGCCGCCTACGACCGTGGTTCCCAATCCGCAGGTGTACGCGATGCCCGCCTGCGTAGCCGCCCAATACGGGCTGGGCTTCGGTGCCGCGTTCGGACTCGGCGGCAACGGCGGATTCTGGGGTTAATACGGAAAGGAGGTATGCTATGGCAGTATTCCCATTTCAGTATGTCAATCGCAGAGGTATCCCGGTCATCAAAACTACGGGTGTGACGGTCAATGCCGCCGATGTCGTGTTCTCATTCCAAAACCACGCCTTTGCCAATTCCTGGTACAGGGGGATAGTCCTGGTCGAGCTGTCGCAGGCAATACCCGCAGGCACGACAGGCACGCTTCCCGTGTTGTTCGAAACCAACGGCGTGACCAAGAATGTGACCACGTACAACGGAGCCAATGTCACCGTGTCCGATATTCCGGGGACGGGTGTATTCCAGCTCTTCTACGACAAACAGACCGACACCCTGCAACTGATGACAGGGGCCGTTTAACCAATAATAAACCGAAGGCTTCAGGAGGGGAAACCGCCCCTCCGGAGCTTTCAAAAAACAATTAACCGAAGATGTTTGCGAATTTAACCAAAGGCGCTCCGGTATATGTACTCGATATGCGCGGAACTCCCAAATACTACATGGCGACGCTTGAAGAGGCGCCACAGCCCTATTTCCCCGCTCCCGGGAACTTTCCCCCGGCGCAGCCTTCCGTCAGCTTCCCGGTAGGGGACCAGAAATGGGTCGTCCCGGTAAATGCCGATATGGTGACAAAGGACGGACTCACGGTCACGACATCCCGCGAACGGCTCATAGACGCCATCAATGCGGCAAAGCAGCAGAGCCAGTCCGTTGTGGATTCCTACGAAAAACACAAGGCCAATCTGGAAGTTTTCGATCAGATCATGCGCGAAGTGAATCCCGCGTACGCGGGTCAGGCGCAACGCGACAAGGAGCTCCAGGAGCTGCGGGCAGAGGTGGGACAACTTCGTCAGATGCAAACGGAGTTCGCCTCCATGAAGTCATCGCTGGACGCCTTTCTTAAATCGCAAATGTCTGCTAAAACAAGCAAATCATGAGAATGTGGGAAATCGAAGGCCGGTACCGCGGTGACGGGTACGGCGAGCGTGAAGAAATCGAACGCAAGATGCGCGAAGCCTACGAGTGTGGCTACGAGGATGCCAAACGCGAAATGCGCGACGGCTACGGGGAGCGTCACACGGGAGGCTACATGCCCGACGGCTACGGTGAGCGTGGCGGAGAATACGGCAGCGACGGATATGGCGAACGAAGAGGTGTCCGGGGAACCGGACCCTACTCCAGATTCCGCCGGTAAAACGAATCCGGAGAGGGGAGAAATCCCCTCTCTTTAACAGCGAAACCTATGGACAGAGAAAGATTGGACGCAAGGGACTCCATGCCGGCAGATATTCGCGCATACCTCGAAAAAAACGGATGGTCCTTTTCGAAGAAAATGTGTGAATTTGCCGTCAGCCGCATGAAGGACCGCGACGGGAAGAAAATAGAACCCATCACCAAAGAGCAGATCGACAAATTGCTCAAGACGAACGGTATCGAGCTCAAGCACGACAACGGCTACGACTGTGTATATGTCGCGAATATGGCCCGGGCCGATTACTGGGGATCATCCATTGCCGATGAACAACACCTGGCCCTGTTCGTCAAGGATTTCATCGACGATGAAGACGCCTATCCCGGGCTGCCCTTCACACGATATTTCGCCGATCTGATAGGGTCGGGAACAAATGTTCCGTGGGAAGATGTCCTGTAACAGAATCAAATCCAGAACGCGGCTCGAAAGACCGTATGTGAGGATTCAAAAAGTGTATTCAACGACATGAAGCTGCGGGATCTGAGGATAGAGAACTATGATTGGCATGTGCGGTTTTACTTCGCCGTACATGGCTATCACACGCGCTCTATCCTTTTTTCTTTGGAACAGATAGAGTGTCCCAGGCCAATTATGGAGCGAGTACGGGAAAATTTGGAAAAGGCCGATATGGATTCGGGATTCACCTATTCCAACAAGACCCGGCGAAGGTCTGTCGTAGTCGTAGGATTGGCGTCATCCCAGGCACAATTCCTGAACTCTTTCGAGCATGAACTGCGGCACCTGTGCGACGACATCGCCGTAGCATCCGCAATGCCGATGCAAGGCGAAGAAGTAGCCTATCTGACAGGACAGATAAATACAATGCTTTGGAAAGATATTCACCAATTTATTTGTTGCAAAGGTAAATGCGACGGTTATGGACAAACAAACTAAATATCTGATGTCATTGTTGGAGATCAGCGAATGCTGCTACCCTATTTATGTAGCCGTAATCTGCGAATTGATAGAATCGATATAATAGCTGGATAAGATCGGCTTTTATATCTTCGTCAATGTCCCGACAACGTGCGAAAGGCGCACTTCCTTCGTGTGCCCCGAAAGATACGTTATAAAGTAGCTTCACGTCCGGCTCCCGCCCAATAGAGTTCAATGCTTGAAACGACATTAACAGAATGAATCAAAAGAACACTTTTATCGTCTAATTGCAATTATGCAATAGGATGAACGGATGTAATTCTACATCATATATTCCGAATTGCACGGTTATTATCCTCTCCCTTTCCGCAAATTCATCAAAATAAAGGCAGCTCCTGCTGCCATCCGTCAATGTGTTCTCTAATATTCCTTTTGAATTTCCGCCATAAAAACGGCAAGGATTTGTGTGCCTTGAATCGATAGACGAAATCATGGCGATAACTCACGCCCATCCTTGCTTCCCGGCAGATAATCATTTCGAGCAATCGATTCCGTGAATAACTGATGTATATTTCGGAATCGTCACGTGCCCCGCTTCTGCGTTCGTTTTTCCTATATCGTCCCATTTGCAAATTCCGAATAAATCATTATATTTGTATCGGTGTGAGGGGTGATTCTTCGGAATTGCCTCTTTTTTATTCATCTTCGAAGGCGTCCGGTACTTCTCCGGAATGTTCCCGACAAAAACCGATTGGCCGGATCTCTGGGCCGCTGCAATCTTCGAAAACAATAATTGCCATGTTTCCGTCCGATCTGCATCCAATCAATTCACAACTATTCGGAATGTCGATTCTCACCTCAAATCTCCGATTCATAGCTACCTGCTTTTTGAGTATATCGCCGACCGCAACTCTCCAAAACGCGGATTAAGTGCCTCCGGTGTTCTGGTGTATCCTTATCCGGAGCAACATAAAACGTTACCCCCGCAATTCGAATTATTCTCGTACATTTATTTTCTATTGCCAGAAGTTTAGCACGATCTACTGTACCGTTTTTAGATGTATCTACTGCCATATGAATAAAAAAGGGAGCGATTTTGCCTCTCCCGGTTAAAACTTCTCTTTCCTTATTTGTTCTTCCAGCTCTCTTTCCGCCTTGCGTATGTCCCTCTGCAACTCCTCCAGCCGGGTGATCTGTTCTTCACTCATGCGTGGACACCCCGAGAGCCAGCTGCTGTAATTGGGCGTACTAATTTTGCCGCAGGCGATACTCCCCACCCGCAGACAGTAATCGTAATACTTTACAAACTCATCTTCCGGAGCGTCCCGGTCTATGTCGGTGATGATGTCATCCATCCCAACTATATAGTCCGCGCATTCGGTGATCCCGCCGACATCGCCGCCGACCCAGCTCCGCGTAGCATCCTCATAATCATAGCCGTGTTTCTCGCAAAAAGCCTGCAAATAGGCGTTGCAGGCTTTTTCGTAGTCTGATTTGAATTTCGTGTTCATAGATATTCTTGGTTAGTTACTTGGTTAGTCAAAATGCACAGAGCATCTTACTCATTTTCGTGAATCGGCCGCCAGCCGATAATCTTATGACCAATACCAGCCCATCCGGGATACACATATATCCACCATTCAGAACGGTCATATTTAACAGTGACAAATGGAAGTTTCTTATCAGAGGTTTTACACAACACGAGTTGTCCATTTTGCGGCAGCTCCTCTTTCGGATCACGCCAGCGGGTCAATTCCTCATATTCGAAATTAGCGCCAACAACACAGGCGGATGTAACGATATTTTCAAAAGTTACATGGTCTTCATTGAATTGATCAAGTTCGACCCAGGCATTGGCCACATATTCTTGTATTCTTTCCTCAATTGTTTTCATTTCTCATTGTTTTTGAAATATTCGACGATCTCCTCGACTGTAGCCTTGCGGTAATAACCTGATGGTACATCTACAAAAGAATCGAATCGCGTATGTTCGTTAAAAATAAGCCGTCTAACCCCATTTTTACTCTCATTAGTCGGATATTCCGTATATGAGTACCATTGCTCCTGATCGTTCTCGTTGTTCATCGCCGCCAGCGCCCTGAACAGCTCGATGTTGGTGCCGCAGTCTATGCAATTCAAGGCGGTGAATGTTTGTGCGTCATGAGCCACGCCGACACAATAAGTGTCACATATTACCTTATCGCCTAATCTCTCTTCTTTTGGGGGATAAATATATTCATAGCCAGA